TTTTGAGATTACAGAAAGGATAAACAAATGGCGCGTGTTATATATTGCAAAAACGAAAATGACGTCGAAGTGAAGTTCAGCTATGACGAAGACGCGCTGTTCTTCCTGAACAAGATCACCGGGATAACGTCAGTCAAAAAGAAGGTCGCAACTTCTGAAAATACAATGGTAGACGGATCCACGAAACAGGGATCCGTCACCACTCAAAAGAACATAGTGATAACAGTCGAGATCGACGCGAACACTTCTGAAGAACATCAAAGAAGAAGGGATCTTCTTTATTCCTGTTTTGCCACAGACGGAACAATGACCGTCGAAGAAGGGGAAGTTCGCCGCGTGATCGATTACACGGTCGAAGATATCGACGTGGAAGCAGAAGGCGGCCCGGAGAGATTCGGAACAATATCCCTTATATGCTGCGATCCTATGTTCAAGGACGAACAGGATATCGTTGTCACAATGGCCGGGTGGGATTCCGGCTTCGAATATATCCATGAATGGATAGAAGAAGGCGAAGAATACGGATCCAGGAAGGCGGAGATCTCGAAGACAATCGAGAACGATTCGGCCGTCGCATACATCGGAATCGAAATCAATATCGCTTCTTCAGGTTCGGTTATCAATCCGGCAATATACCACATCGAAGAAGGCGAATTCATTCAGATCGGAACAGAGGTCAACCCGTTTGAAATGATTTCCGGGGACAGATTAAGGATAACAACCGGGACAAACGAAAAGGACGTGATCCTGATCCGCGCCGGGGAAGAAACAAACGTCAACGAATACCTGGCCGAACAGTCAGAATTTATTCAGTTGATCCACGGCAAAAACACGCTGACTTATGCAGCAGACGCAGGCCGTGATTATATGGACGTAGAAATCAGATATCGTCAAAGATATTTAGGAGTGTAAAGAATGGAAATCAGAGTATATCGGCCGGATCTTCGCCGTGTCGGACAAATAGAAAATCAGACTTCCGTTCAATGGACGCGAAGATATTTCGCACCCGGAGAAATGGAGATACACGCACCGATCACGCCGAAGAATCTTGAACTACTCGCAGAAGGAAATCTGATCGGGCTTCCTGATTCTGCAGAAGCGGCAGTCATTGAAGACATAGAGAAGGAAGAATCCGACATCAAGAACGAAATAACAGTAAAGGGACGCTTTCTTTCGTCCTACATGGACAGAAGAACGATCAAGACGGTATTTAATTACAGCGGAAGGATTGAAGCCGCAATCAGGGCGTTATATGCGCAGGTAACGCCGCTTCCCCTTGTTGTATTGGCCCCGGATATCGGTTCAACAGCGACAATCGACTTTCAGGCTTCATTCAAGAACCTGGATATCATCGTCGAGAAGTTGGCCCGTCAAGGGCTTTTAGGAATCAGATTCCGGCCGGATTATCTGAACAGACAGATTATATTCGAGATCTACCAGGGAAAGGACAGATCCGTTTCCCAGGGCGCGAACGGGCGTGTTATCTTCTCCGAAAGTTATAACAACCTTACTAACGCGATATACAAATACAATAATCAGCTTTACAAGACAAAAGCGATCGTCGGCGGCGAAGGTGAAGGCCTTGACCGCGTGATCGTGGAAGTGGGCGAAGGTGAAGGCCTGGATCTTCGCGAAATGTTTGTTGACGCCAGGGATTTATCTTCAGAAGGATTGACGACGGAACAGTACAAAGCAGCCCTTCGGCAACGCGGCCTTGACGCACTTACCGAAGCAGCAAAAGCGGAAAGCCTGGAAGCCGAAGTCGATCCGAATATCAATTTCAGTTATAAAACAGACTGGGATCTGGGCGACATTGTAACAGTCAAGAAGAAAAAATGGGGCTATTACATGGATCAAAGAGTTACAGAAGTAAAGGAAGTTTACGAATACGGCGGCGGTTATGTCGTCCCGACGTTCGGTTCGCCGCTTCCTGAAAAAATCGATTGGAGTGATAAATAATGGCAAACGAAAACGAAAACCAGGTAAACGCACACGCTTATTTTTACAACTCTGAAAACGGGGATCGAAAGTATAACGCCGACGGACATTCTGATTTCATGTCGCCGTTCTTTGCACCCGGAGTATTTCAGGGAAGCCTTCAGGTAACGGCAAACAATGACATGACAGTAACTATCGCCCCCGGTTATGCCTGGGTTCCGATAGCAGGATCAACAGTCAAAAGATTAAAGCATTTCACGGAGCCGATCACGATCGACATTGAAGCAGCTTCGGGAACCCTTGACCGTATCGATACGATCGTCGTTCGAAGAAACGACACCGACAGGGACGTAACGGCCGAATATGTCAAAGGCGCCCTTTCAACGGAACCAGTTCCCACAGCGCCCACAAGATCAGGCGCGGTTTATGAACAGGTATTATGTCAGATATCTATCCCGGCCGGATCCGTAAGGATCACCCAGGACATGATTACAGATACCCGAATGGATTCTGATCTTTGCGGTTATGTATGCGCAACAATCACGGAAATCGACTTTTCACAGATAACAGCGCAGTTCGACCAGTTCTTCAGGAATTACGAAGTCGCTGTCGAAGACAGATTCGACGCTTTCAACGATTACATCGAACTTCTGAAGCAGAACGGCGACACCGAATATCAGTCACTTTTAACAGAATTTCAGTCATTGGCGGCAGCATACAGACAGCAGTTCACGGATCTGTATAACGAAATGGAAAATCTGATTTCAGAAGCCACGGCCGCACAGCTTCAGCTTGAAATCGACGACACGAACGAATCTGTATTCAATCGATATTATGGCCTTATCAATTCCCAGGCGACCGTCTACAAGGAAAACGGAAAGACTGTCAGGGTTGAAGCTGCAAACAACGAAGCAGCAGTCACAACGACATTTTCGGAAGACAAGGCAGCAGGAACAAAGACGATCAATTCCCTGGTCGTTCCCGTGAACGATCAATATCAGTATCGAAAAGTCACAGTTATAACGTACCTGTCAAATAGGACGGTCGTTCAAAACAGTTACACAAAGGAATTAAAGAACTGAAAGGAGCAAAAGAAACATGATTGACGAATCGGCTGTCTACATCGTAGACGAAACCACGGAGAACATCAAAAACCTACTTGAAGAAGGAACAGGCGGATCCGGGATCCCACCCGCGAATCTTTCTGTTATGAGCGCGGCAGCAGGCGATCAAAAAGTAAAATTGAAGTTCGCTGTCGCAAAAGAAACAATCATTGAAAATCAGGTCGTTCAGACTACGGCCGGAATCATAGTCAGAAGAAAGGCAGGATCCGCGCCGGAGAGTATCACGGACGGCGATCTTGTCGTTGATTGTGGCCCGTCAGAATATGCGGAAACAGCCTTCGAAGATACGGGACTGGATAACGATACAGAATATTTTTATCGTTTCTTCCCATATTCGGATCACAACGTATACAACAAGAACGAAGCGAATATCATTTCGGCCACACCGAAAGAATATATCCTTTACGGATTTTATATCGATCCGAACGATTCCAACCCGGCGACACGCGTCCATTATACGGACATGGCCGAAGGAATGACCCCGGCAAAGATGAACTTCACAACAGGAGAGTTCGACGCCGGATCCTGGGACGAAACAGTATTCTTCAGGGTAAACAATAAGCCTTATATGGTAAAGAGCAACGGACAGATCGATTATGAACTGGATCCTAACGACTACACAAAGAAGGCGGACGGATCAGGATCTTCCGCAATCTCCGACACAGGTTACGACGGTAACGCTATGGCGCGATTCGATACCGTATGGCTTTATCAGTACAAAGACAGTCAGGGCCGCTTTAATTGTAAGATCTGCAATATTCAGCTTGATTCAAATTATCACGCCTACGCCCATGAAAGGGCAGACGGAACGATTCAGGATTATATTTTCCTTTCCATGTTTGAAGGATCACTGATTTCGTCAAAGGTCAGATCCTTAAAGGATCAAACTGTTATGAATACGCAGACAGGCCCGAACGAATTGACATACGCAAAGAATAACGGTTCGTTATGGTCAACGCGTTCCTGGGCGCAAAGAAACCTTGTGAATATGCTTCTTATCCTCATGGGAAGATCCACAGATACACAGACGACCTTCGGACAGGGTCACGATTCCGGCGGAAGCCAGGCGTCACACCTGACAAAGACAGGAACCCTTTACAACAAAGGCGCGTTCTTCGGAACAAACACAAACGCGGTTATGAAGGTCTTCCATATCGAAAACTGGTGGGGTAATGCCTGGGAGAGAATCGAAGGACTTGTCACCGACGCAAACAAGCAGATCCTTGTCAAAATGACAAAGCCTTACAATCAGACAGGCGCCGGATATACCGCAACGGGAATCACACCGGGCGGAACATCAGGCGGATATATAAGCGCTGCGGATATGAAGGAATACGGCGGTTATCTGCCGAAGACGGCTTCAGGATCAAGTTCAACGTATGACTGCGACGGACTTTGGTTCAATTCAAGTTGTTACGCGTTCGTCGGGGGCTCCTGCGGCGACGGGGCGCTTGTCGGGGCGTTTGCTGTCTGCCTGGCCAGCGCCGTCTCGAACTCGGCCTGGTACATCGGCGCGGCCTTATCTTGTGAACAGCCTGTTTCGGCGTAGCCGAAGGGGTGGGGATAGCGGGGCAGGAAAGGCCCCGCGAATGACTGCAGCCACAAAGTAAATTATTAAAAATGAATACTGAAGGGAACCGGGGCGCGACTTCGCGCCGACCGCGATCGTCGGGGGCAACTGCAACAACGGGGCGCTTGACGGGGCGTTTGCTGTCAACCTGAACAACGCCGTCTCGAACTCGAACTGGAACATCGGCGCGGCCATTATCTTACTTTTTACGGAATAATAACCAAATGCGGCCCGGTTAGCCTTGCCACTTGGCAAAAATCAACCCGGAACAGGGAAGGAATAGTAAGCAAAAGCCGAAATCCCTTCAGGGAATAAGATAAATTGAGACGATGAAAAGCTATAACAATTTATATGAAAAGATCCTGGATCGGGAAACCCTGGAAAAATGTTTTCGCGACGCTGCGAGAAAGAAGACCAGGCGAAGAGACGTCCGGCGGATCCTTGAAAACCTGGACGAACACATTGACATTTTATACGGAATACTTGAAAGGGAAGAATTTATCCCTTCATACCATGAAGCGAATATTATTCAAGAAACATCATGTCGGAAAGCCCGGCGGATAGTAAAACCGAATTATCAATATGAACAGGTCGTTCACCATGCGGCGATAAAACAGTTTTCGCAGATAGTGACGGCCGGACTTTACGAACAGGTCTGCGGATCCATAAAAGGCCGGGGAACCCACGGGGCAAGTAAAACGGTTGAAAAATGGATCCGGGAATATAAAGGAAAGAAGTTTTATATCCTGAAGACGGATATCAGACACTTTTTCGAAAGCATTGACAGGGAAATCTTGAAAGCAAAACTGAAGAAGGTTATCCGGGACAAAAGATTCCTTCGTCTTATGTATATACTGATCGAATACGACAGGATCGGCGAAGTCGTTCACTATATGGCAAAAGGCCGCCGGAATATGACGATCGGGGACAAGAAGAATCTTGCGACTGAAATCGCATACGGAAGAACTGACAGGGCGCTTTCAATAGTCAGAAAATACAAGCCTGATCCGGCCACAATGAAGATTGTTTTCGGATCGATAACAGAATCAAGGCGCGGCGTTCCGCTTGGATATTATACGTCACAATGGAACGGCAATTTTTACCTGAAGGATCTCGACCATTACATCGTCCAGGTATTACGGCCGGATCATTATATGCGATACATGGACGACATGATATTCATATCCAGGAACAAAAGAAGCCTGAAGAAGATCCGCGAAGAAGTCGCCCGATACATGAAAGACGAACTTCACCTTGAAATGAAATCGAACTGGCAGATCTTCAGATTCGAATATGTCGGCCGGGACGGAAAGATCCGGGGCCGTATGCTTGATTTTTTAGGATTTCAATTTCACTACGACAGAAAGACGCTTCGAAAATCGATCCTGAAAAGGATCAGAAGAAAGGCCCTTCGGATTGGATCGAAGAAGGGACAAAAGATATCCTGGTATGAAGCGTCGCAAATGCTTTCATATATGGGAACCATTCAGGCCGCGGACGTGTACGGATTTTATGAAAGATACATCAAAGATCAGATTCAAGTCCGGCGCCTGAAGAAAATAGTATCAAAACACACAAGAAGGGAGAACGCCAAAAATGAAGATCAGTTACAGAAAAGCGGAAAGCCTGGTATATCCGACCTTGATTGATACACAGTCAAGTCCGGGAACAGTCTACGTCAGGAAGGACGTCGAAGAGTACAAAAACCCGGACGGACTTACAGTCTACAAGTACGACGAAGCGGCCCTGAACCTGAAGGAATACGAAGAATATCAGGAAGAAGTCGCGAACACGGAAAGCCTGTCAATGCAGATCATAACACAGGCCCTTGAAGATATCACAATCCAGGCGAACGAAGATTCTATCGCGCAGCAGGAAGGGCGCGAAGAGATCGGACAGATGATTTCGGATCTTGAACTTTTAATCCTGGAAGGCCAGGGCGACACAGAAGCAACCACAACAGAAGAGTAAAGAAAGGAAGGTCACAAAATGGCAAAGAAAACCGTTGTTGAACACAGTCCACAGTTTGAGAGTTTGAAAAAGAAGTACGAAATGAACTACGTCAGAATTGACCAGTTAAGACGCTATGTCGCACTTCACGAAAAGCGCTATTCAGTAGGTATCAGCGCAGAGGAATTCGAAGAGATAACAGGAATTCCATATTAAGAAGCCGGATTCTGATCCGGGATCCGGGTCTTTTCCTGATTGCCGGGGTAGCGTGAAAAGGGTCACACTATCCCGGTTTTCTTTGCAATTATGAAAGTATAAAACAGCCTAAAGAAAGGGATAACAAGGTGGAACAGGAATATATCACAAGAAGGGAACACGAAGAATTCGCCCGAAGAATGGAAGCTGAAAACGAAAGGATCTGCGACGAAAACAATCGTCAGAACAAACGCCTTTCTGCGCTCGAAGATTCCGTGAAGGATATCAACAAACTGGCGCTAAATATCGAAAGAATGACAGCTTCGATTCAATCCATGACTTCAGAGATCGAGAAACAGGGGAAGCGCCTTGAATCTATCGAACAGAAGCCCGCGAAAAAGTGGGACGCGCTTGTATTCGGTATTATCGGAGCGATTGCAGCAGCTATCGGCGCCGCTATTATGTCAGGAGTGATTCACTAATGTTTTTTATGAAGAAGAAAACAGAGAAGAAAAAGAAAATCGAAACGTCGAAACTTCTTCTTTACTATTGCGACGGATTATTAACGGCGACTGTCATTCTGACTTTCGTCGTCGTTTTTGTGTTCAAGGATCCTTCGCTTCTTGCGTATGTCATTCCGGGCGTCTTCGGACTGGCCACGGCTGCGCATGGCTTTTATTTTTGGAAAGCGAAAGCGGAGAACCTACGCAAGCATAACCAGGCCGACAAGGTAACTATGTCCGACGGATCAGGCGAAGAACCGCCCGCCGGATATTAAAATTATAACTTTCAGGAAAGGAAGGTATCAAAACATGACAGTAACACTATTTATCACGATTGTAACGTTAGGCGCGGCCGTTTCTTCACTTCTCACAGAAGCGATCAAAAAGGCATACAACAACGCCAACAAAGAGTATTCAGCGAACGTTATCGCCCTGATTAACGCCGTAGTCGTAGGCGGAATCGGAACGGCGGTCGTTTATATGCTTCGCGGGATTCCCTGGACTATCAACAATATTATCTGTCTGATCCTGATGATCCTTGTCGTATGGATCGGATCCATGATCGGATATGACAAGGTCATTCAGTTATTGAAGCAGATCGGGACGGTAGATATCGAGAAAAAGGCAGCGGGCGAAGATAATCCCGAAGACAAGAAAGGGGGCGGCGACAATGGCAACAGCAGCGCAGCAGAATAGTTTTATCCAGGCAATCGCGCCGATCGTCATTAAATACGCGAAACAGTACGGTTACAAGAATGTTTCCGGGACAATCGCGCAGGCTTGCCTTGAAAGCGCATACGGGACTTGTGCATTATCAAAATATTTCAATTTCTTCGGTCTTAAATGCGGGGGAGCCTGGAAAGGCCCTTCCGTAAATATGCGGACAATGGAAGAATATACAGTCGGAACCCTGACGGCCATTTCCGATAATTTCCGCGTATATAAGGACATGGATTCCGGCGTAAAGGGATATTATGATTTCCTTAACTGGTCAAGGTATGCAGCAGTCAAGAATCAGACGACCGCCGAATCATTCCTTCAGGCGATTAAGGCGGCCGGATATGCGACTTCTTCAACCTACGTCCGAAATACAATGAACGTCGTCAAGGCGCACAATCTGACAGCCTGGGACGCAGTATTCGCAGGAGATCAGACAATCGTCGCACCTTCAGCCAGACAGACAGAAGTTATCCCTACATTCAGGATCGGAACAAATTACGTCCTGGCCGTGGAATTGAACGTCAGAACAGACGCCGGAGTATGGAGCCGCAAGAAGACCCACGCAGAACTTACGGCGAACGCAAAGGCGAACGACAGAGATCGCGACGGAGCGATCGACAAAGGAACCGTTGTCACATGTTTGGAAGTTCAAAGGGACGGTTCAGACGTGTGGATCAGGATCCCTTCCGGGTGGGTGGCTGCCTACTGGAAAGGAAACCGATATATCAAAGCGGCGTAAGCGTCAAAACGGCGCGTCCTGGAAACAGGAGAATAAAAAAGAAAGGGGGATCACGTCCGCGCAAAAGGCGGACAGTAACAACAACCTTCTTTTGGAATATATCACAGAATCAAAGCGATCGTTCTTCGAAAACGGTCGCTTTTTTATGCGGATTTTGCTATAATAGACGGGCGAATTTTAATTGAAAGGATCAAACTATGAATTCAAATATGTTACACGAAGAAGAGATCGAAAGACAAGATCTGACACTTCCGCCGCCGGAAGAAGAACCGCAGCGACAATATTATTTTATCAAGAAATGCCGGGAGATCGTAAAAAGAAAGTCTGAAGAACTGGGGCGCCCTTTATATGCGTGTACGGTAACTATGGGGTGTCAAATGAATATCTAACGCGAGACAAAGAAAAGCCGCTAAAACAGCGGCTTTTTATTTTTGGCTTAATATATGAACCGATTACGAAGACCGTTCTTGAAGACGATTTCCTGGATCTTCGAATCCTTTAATATGATCCGATCGATAACCAGGGAAACAAAGTCTTTCAGGACTTGTTTGTCAACCGTAGAAGCGAAGTCCGAATAATCTATATGATCCCCGGACTGAAGTCTGTATGACAGAAGAAAAGAAGAAGCGGAATTCACGAAGGACAATTCAGCAGCTTCAGAATAAGAATCCCCGGTCAGGGCGTCCGCGATCTTATTATTGACGGCGGTCAAGCGTTCTTGAAGATCTGATCGTGTGGAAAGATATTCACTTTCAGGGATCCCGGAATCATCAAAAAGGAAAGCCTTCTTCAATCTATCCAGGGCGCGGGACAATTTGTCAGCTTCAGCCCGAAGGCCTTCGATTTCCGGGGCGTCTTTTTCGGATCCTGGCGGAGAAGGAACGAAGGTCGCGCCGCCTTTCACACTTCCCCGGATCGCCTGAACGATTATATCCAGGTCGTCCCGGTTTATATACTTTATATCTTTGAATTCAGGGCCGGACAGAAGGATCCTTTCCAGGTCGTCAGGGCCGGAGATCTTCGCCCTGGATTTCGTCGCCCTGACAATGTTCGCAATATAATTAAATACAAACGGCCCGATAGTCACATCGGAAACGCCGGGGGCGTCACAAGCGCGATATGTACGCCGTGAAGTACAGACATATAACGAAGGCTGAAAACCATTCAGGCGGACTTTATCAAGCCGGGAAACCTGAAATCCGGCGCCACAGTCAGCGCAGCGAAGGATCCCGCCCGCGAAGACGTGAACGTGTTTCTTTATATGCGGATTGTCTGAAGTCGTGGACTTGATAGAATTATCGTCAAGGATAGCGTTGACACGATCCCACAGATCGGGATCAACCAGGGGCGGAAACACACCGGGAAGATATACGACTTCGCCTTCAGGTTTCTTCTGTCCCCTGGCAGAATTACGATAATTATATCGATAATCGCCTTTATTCATAGGATTTCGAAGATAATTGCATATTGTCGTTGTGTTCCACTTGCCGCCGCGCTTCGTTTGGATCCCGTTATCATAACAATAATCACGGACTTTCGCTGTTGACCTTGTCTTTTCGTATATTTCGTATAGCTTCCGGGCGTTCGGGGCTTCGACGGGATCATGTTCCGGGAATTCCTTTTCGGGGTTCCATTTCCAACCGTAAGGCATACGGGCGCCGTTCCACTTGCCGGACACGGCCCGGCCGATCATTACGTCCGTGACACGTTCAGAAGTCAGTTTTCTTTCCAGTTCTGCAAAAACAAGAATGATCTTCAGGACGGCTTCGCCTATGGCCGAAGAAGTGTCGAACTGTTCATTCAAGGAAATGAACGTGACGCGATATTTCTTGAATTCGTCATACATCAAAGAGAAGTCAACAAGATTTCGGGATATACGGTCAATCTTATAGACTACGACGTGGGATATTTCCCCGGCGCGGATCTTCTTCATCATACGCAGGAAGGCGGGGCGGTCAGTATTCTTCCCGGACTTCCCGGCGTCTTCGAATAGTTCTGTTTTTTCGGCGTGTAATATATGTTTACAATATGCCTTCAGTTCCTTTTCCTGGAAGGGAAGGGAATCCTTGTCAACCTGATACCCGGTCGAAACACGGGTATAAATGGCGACTGTTTTGTTTTCATTCATGGCTTGATCCTTTTCTGATTCTATTCTTCATTGTTACGGCGACGGCGGATCCGTATTCCGAAAAAGAGCAGGACGCCGCCGACGACAAGTCCGAAGATTCCGTTTGAAACGGCAATCGAGAAACCATTGATCCCGCCGATTAAGAACAGAACACCGATCACAATCAGGATAATCGAAAGAACGCTGCCTTTTTTCTTTTCAGGGGCAGCAGCCGCCGGATCTGTTCCTGAATAAGCGGAACGGGCAGCAGGGGACGACGTGGCAGCGGGCGAACTGGATCCCGATCCGCCGATTATATCGGACGCGCCGATAGTTGTTTTGTGATAAATGGAATTTTTAACAGATTTCGCCGGATCCTTGACGAATCCCGCGCCCTTTTTACCATATAAGGGATTCACAGACTTTTTGACGGCGCGTTTGACTTTCCCGGTCGTCCGCGCCGATATGGATTTTTTGACGTTCGGTTTTCTGATTCCTGTTTTCATAGCCTGATTCCTTTCTTTTTATTCAATATGTTCATTAACACCAACAGAACGAAGAACGATTGATCGTTCCGCGGGCGATAGTTCACGGAAGCGGACAATCAGTTCATGTTCAATTCCGTTCAACAATAATGTTGTATGATCTTCCCGGCCGATCAGATAATCAGTATCGACATTGAAAAAATCGGCTATCATTTCAAGCGTTTCGAAACCAGGTTCACGAATTCCGCGTTCCCATTGTGAAACGGCCTGTTTTGTCAGGTTTAATCGCCCGGCAAGTTCGCCTTGTGTCAACTGTCTTTCCTTTCGGAGTTCTCGAAGTCTTATAGCGAATTTATTCAGATCCATTATTCAAACCCCCTTTCGGCCTTTCTGAACACTATTATAAACGAAATGATTATAAAAATAAACAAAAAGATTATTTTTGTGTTGACAAGGGGAAACGAATTGAATATATTAGTAAACAGATAGATTATTTTTCGAAACGACGATAATCAATCAGGAAAGGAGATAAAAGCACTATGGACGAATCTATCAGAGCAAAAGAAACAGGGGAACGTCTTCGCGAATTAAGAGCAAACCGCGGCCAGGCAGAAGTTGCAGAAGCGATCGGCGTTTCGACAATGGCGATTTCACAATATGAAACCGGGAAAAGAATTCCGCAGGATAAAATCAAAGTAAAACTTGCGAAATACTTCGGTCAGTCCGTGGAATCGCTTTTTTTTAGTCAAAAAGTAAACAGTTAGATTACATAAAAGAAAGGATCAAACCATGAACAGAGAATCATTCGAACCTTATCCGGGAAGGATTTACACAAACCACGGCGGCGGCCGCTTCTTATGTATCGGCGGCGGAGAAGAAAGTTTTTCTTCAGTAATGAAGAATATCGCTTCCGGGTGGACGCTTGAAGCGCACAATATCGGAATTTATGACGACGGGACAATCGACTGGGATTATTCAACGGGCGGATTCTTCAAGGAAATGACCGAATCAGAAAAGCGCCTGGCAATCCTGGACGAAGCCGTGACCACATTCGGCAAAGAAAAACAGGTTGACATGATGATCGAAGAAATGGCCGAACTTACAAAAGCGCTTCTGAATGAACGCCGGGGACGGGAAAGCAACATATCCGAAGAGATCGCCGACGTCCTTATCATGGCCGAACAGATGAAGATCATCTTCAACAATGCGGATTCGGTCGAAGCGTACAGACAGGGAAAGATCAATCGCCTGGCGATCAAGATCGCAACGATCAAGGCAGGCGGGGAAGAGTGAAAAAGGCATGGAGAAGAAAAGGTGTATCAAGGAGAAGAAAGAAAATATCTGCGTCGCTTGCATAAAAGCGCGGATCCTGAAGGTTACGGATTCGGCAATATATGTCGGCTGCGATAAATCGAGACATTGTAAAGAGAAAGAGAGGATCAAACCATGAAAGCACTATTGAAGAAGATCGGCGAAAAGCCGGAGATCGTAGACATTCCGAACACGCTTGAAGCGCTTCAGGAAGCAGTCGGCGGATATATCCAGGCTGTCACGGATCACACGGCAGCAGGCGTCTTCGCGATTATCTGCGACGAAGAAGGACGTCTGAAGGAATACGAATATAACTGCGAGATCAACGGCGTTTCTTTTGTCGGCGATATCTGCGTCGTAGGAGTTGACGGCGAAGAGTTCACAGACCTACCCGACGAAACAGCGAAGATCATAACAGATTATATCAACCGGGAATTTTAATCTACATTGTGGATAA